TTAGCAGTAACCTTGACAATAGGAACATTAGTCTCTATTATGTTCTTTTTTGTAGGAGGTGTGGTAGGATGGTTAGCAAGAGAGAATACATGGGTAAATCAACCAATTTATACGCATCCAGAGATGTTTGATGAAAATGGAAATGTATTACCCGACGAAATTTTAGCAGTACGATTTGAAAATGGCTATGACGAACTCGACACCGAAGAAGACGACAACTAGAAAACCAAGGAAACCCAGAGCAACAACCAAAAAACAGTTTACAGTTAAGGCAGAGCCAGAAACTTTGCCATCAAACCCCTTTGTTTTTGAAGTTCTTGAATTTGTTAGTAAGCAAAGAAGTAAAGTGAAGAAGGTTGATGCTCTTAGAACCTATGATCACATTTCTTTGAAGTCTATCTTTATTTGGAACTTCGATGAAAGTGTAATCTCTATGCTTCCTGAGGGAGAAGTTCCTTATGGAGATTCAGACGATCAATCTGTATACTCTGGAACTCTCTCAGAAAATATTGCAAAAGAAGCAAAGGGTGGTGAGTCTGCTACTGGTCAAGACTTGGATGGTAGAGGTAAAACTTCCTTAAGACGGGAGTATCAAAATCTCTACCACTTTGTAAAGGGTGGCAATGATAGTTTATCTTCTATTCGTAGAGAAACTATGTTTATCAATATGCTTCGTGGTCTTCATCCTAGAGAAGCAGAAGTTTTAATTCTTGTAAAAGACAAACGTCTTAATGAAAAATATAATATCAATTTAGATATCGTAAAAGAAGCTTATCCAGAAATTAATTGGGGAGGTCGTTCCTGATGACGAATCAACTAGAAGAACGTCCCAAAAAAACAGAGGAGAAAGAAATGTCCAATTATGAGTCAGAGGAAACAAAAATCAATCCATCTGATTATGATTGTCAAATTCTTCTTGAGAAAACGACACATGAAGCAGCAAACGATAAGTCTTTTCCAACGGATGCAAGACTTATCTGGTACATTGCTGATGGTGTGAAGTGTATGGATCTCACTCGATGTAATAAAGTATCAAAGATGTTTGATATGTATTACGATCGATATGGAAAAGGATCAGTTCAAAGAATTGATTTTGGATATGGATCCATCAACCCAAAACTTTGGGGCAATAAACCAAAGAAGGAGAAGGAGAAGAAGAGGAAATGAAACCCAGTGAAGAAGATTTAAAAAAGGCGGTTGATATTTTAATCCGTCAAGAAATTCAAGATAGTATTAATGACTATGTTGATTCAAAAGAGGAGACCCAACAAGGTGGTCTTGGTTTTATTGAAGAAGACGAATTGAAGTTGAGTGTCTCTCAAAAAGAGATTGAAAAAATTATCAAACAATATAAAAAATTGAAGAAGAATGAAAGATCCAATCTGTCTCATATCAAAAAGTTAGGAGACAGTTGACATCTTTATTAAATAGAACTATGATCATTAGCATGTATTATCCTCATCATGTATAAACCATACTCACCTGAGTGGACTCGCAAAAGGTATCTAACTGAAGCACTAGATCAATACTTTAATAATTATATTGATGTTGATATCATTTATGCAGACCTTATGGATATTCTTCAAGAAAGATCCGGAGATGCTTATGCTGAGTTTCAAAAAACTACAGACTTAGAATCTAAACTTCGAAAGAAATAAAATGCTCTCTACCCGATACAGACTCAGATTAGAGTCTATTTGTCAAAAGATTGCCAACAAAGAACAAGTAGATTTAGGAGATATGATATGGGCAGAGAAACTAGCTAAGTCACATACGACTGCTAGAGATTGGTTACAGAAGGCACGAAGGCAAGCATCGCAAGATATTGAGGAAGGTAGTACCGACGATTTTCTGAATAGGATGGGTTTAGGGGACCCCGATCCATCCAATCATAAAACGGGGTTCAGTAGTGCTGATGATATTAAAGATTGGTTCCAAAGAGATAAACCTGATGATTGGAGGCAACGTGACTAAATTTGACCACAAGTTTGAATATCAGTGGGGTGGTGTGGATACACCTTTCACTAAAATGAAACGGTGGGCAAAGAAACAAAATCCAATTGTTCAGCACCTTGCTCTAGGATTTATTGAATGGTTATGGCAAAAGTGGGTTGCAGGTAGGGTAGATATGGAAATATCGTCTGTAGATAAACAGGCGGAAGAAATTAAGAAACAATGGTCTGAGGAAGACCCAAAACCAACAATTATATCTGAACCCTCTGAAGTGGAAGGTCTAGATAATATAAGCATTTCTTGGAGGAAGCGTGACTAATTATGTCTGTGTTCAGACAGGGGATCCCATTTTCAAGATGATGAGGTATCATTGGGTGCATAAGTCTGAGAAGGATCCTGTGCAATTTGTAAAAAATCTCAACCCTAATGAGGTAGTTCTTTGAAGAAACTATTCATAGTTGATATTGGTAATGAAGAATGTGTAACTCATGATGGATACATTCAGATTGGTATCTTCAATCATTCCATAGAGAAGCATCTTGAATTAAATCACATGATTGACTGGCAGATAACTTATTGGATGCCCGATGTTTGGATGAATAGATATAAGAGAGTATCATTCCAAAAAACTGAAAAGAAAAATGAAGGTTCACCCAGAACCGATAATGCAGAAGATAGTCGTCCAAGAGACTTTCCAGATCAAGCAACTTTAAGATTAGAAAGAACCCTATAATAGGAGGGGAGCATAGTGCAAGCAGTAATTTACAGTAACGGTAGTCAAGAGTGTGAAAGAGCTGGTATGCTCTTGAAGAGTATTCACGAAGATTTCCATGAATACTTCTTGGATGAAGATTTTACAGGTAAACAGTTTCATGCAGAGTTTGGTGAAGAAGCTCAGTACCCACAGATTGCTATTGGACTCAAGCATCGTGGAGACCTAAAGGAAACCTTGCATTATTTGAATAACCATAATTATGAATGTTCGTGTTGATACGAAAACACTTGACTAAATAATGTATGAGGTCTATAATAGACCTGTCGTTCATCTCATGATAATGACATGATTTTTCTATTAGCATCAACTATCTTTGCTTCTCATTCAAATCACTTGGCAGAACCATACAACTGGCACATGTCTTGTGAAAGGTGGCAAATAAGATCTTTAGAGATTCAACAAGATAAAAATTTGGATTACGATTCCAAAAAATTCTTGGTTAGATATCTAAAGAGTAAAGTTGATGGTGAGTGTTATGGCATTATGTGAGACGCAAGTAAGTCGCGGAACGGAGCCGTTCATCCCATGATTGAATTACTTTTATATTCATCACTCACATGTGCTCAAGCCGATTCAATTATGTTTCGGATGAGAACACATGAGAATATTCCTCCCGAATATAAGGTGGAATTGATTGAGGTTATGAAGGAGTCACATCCTGATTGTTATTGGGAGTATTGGGACGCAAACGACTGAAGGAACGGGAAAAAACGGATCCATCGAAAGATGAGAAGGTTAATTTTCACCCAACTTCAGGAGTAAACAAATGAACACACTCAATCTAATCAAGCAGCAGATCAACAAAGCATCTGCACTTCACAACGCACAGATTACCCACACCTCATATCGTGGTGTTGAGTATGATACTCGTTGTGTAGAAAGTAAAGAGTCGCACGGTACATTCTGCTATCGTGGTCGTACTTATACTAAGTGATTCATTAACTTACATTACAGAGAGGGTTATAAACCCTCTCTTTTTTTGTCTTTAAGTAACGAATTAACAAATGTTAGTGAATTAACACAAAGTAGTCTACATAGTATAGAATTAAGGCTAGCCTATGAAGTAATTCCTTCTTATGGTATTAAAATCTATGGAGGTGAAAATGCATAATCGCATTTCCCGTAATCAATTGGCAGAATGGGTGCATATTGAAAATGTACTTTCCAAATCTAACGAAGAATTGGATTTAGTAAATGACTACTTTGATTGTTTAATCGAATGCGAAGAGGACCAAGGAACATGTAAAAGAATTTGTAAAATTCTACTAGCAAATTAATTTAAAATCGGGGGGGGAAACCTCCCCCTTTTTTTGTGCTATAATACCTACAGTGTACACACTATTATGGACAAAGAACGATTGAAACTCATCGTCCGTAACTTGGAACTCTTGGTTGATGGGTTAAAAGCAGAGGTATATTCGGATCCGAGTGCTTACATAGATAAGCGGGAGAATTTTGATGATCCTCCACACTATGGCGACTACGACGAGGTTTTTAACGATGACGATGGGTATCCCGACTGATAGGGCAAGAAAGTATATGAAACTGCTTCGCAGACTAGTGAAGCAAGAGCATCTTTATACAGAAGAAAAACTGATTGAGATGAAGAAACAACTGCGAGATCTTGAGGAAGAATTGGCAGTATTAGAGAAAAAAGTATCAAAAGGATGTAAATGAGTGTAAAACTGATTAGTGTAACTCCCGATGCGGAGAAAATGATGGCATACGTTGCTCGTGTGTCAAATCCTAACAATCAAGAGAACCCAAACTACGCTAAACTATTGGGATACTGTATCAAGCACAACCACTGGTCAGTGTTTGAGCAGGCATTTATGACTCTTGAATTAGAAACTACTAGAGGTGTGGCAGCTCAAGTGCTCCGCCATAGATCTTTCACATATCAAGAATTTTCTC